GTGGCGGCGAGGCTGCCTGAGCCGGCCAGGGCGAGCAGCATGGAGACGACCAGGCCAGCAGTGGCGGAAAACGCGCTGCTGCCCGTCAGGTCGATGCTCATGGCCCGCGTGGGCAGAAGGTCAGCGGTGATGCTTCCCGATCCCTGCGGGCGCATCGACATATCACCGTTGGCAATGGGCGGCTGGAAGGCCCGGGGGTAGTAGTAGCCGGTCGGGTTGGCGGCGGTTTCGAGCGCGCCGTCTTCGCGCTCTATGAACTTCTGGTGCTGGCGGTCGCTGGTCCAGTTGCCGGGCATCAGCGCGTGCGCGCTGCCTTCGACGTGACTGCCGATGTAGAGGCGGGAGCCATTGGAGATGAGGCCCACAGGTCACGCCCACAGAAACGTAAGGTCAAGCTCGATGAGCGAGTTGGCGGGGGTGGCCACGCCGCTCTTCAAGATGGCGTAGATGGCCGCGCCGTCTTGAATGCGCACGCCGCCGCTGAAGCGCCACGGCACGCCCTGGCCGAGCACTTGCAGCGGGATCGACTCACCCAGCGGCTTGACGAGGGCCACGGCGTACTGTCCGCTGACATAGGTGGCGTTATTGCGGATCGACTGGATAGTCTGGATGCCGGCGTCAGACCCGGCGAGCGGCACGAAGGGGCCGAACTTGCCCGCACCCGTGGCGCCGGTGTAGAGGATGTGGCTTGCTGTTGCCGCCGTTTTGCCGATGGGGGCCGAGGGGGTGGTGGGCGTGGCGCGCGCCGCCGTGCCTGCGCTGTTGGTGTAGTCCAGCGTGAGTTGCGGCACACCGGCGCCGAGGGCCGTGGCGGATGGGTTGAAGAACATGGCCTGCACGCCAGCGCCGTCGCTGTAGCGAGGCAGGCGCATGGTGAGGGTGTGGGTGCCCGTCCCCGCATCCGTAAAGGCTATAACCGTGCCGGCGATGGCGTTGGCGAAGCTGGTGGCGACGCGGGCGGTGGTGGCCGAGACGCGCACGAGCCAGTAGTCGGTGGCCAGCGCCAGGCCGGTGGGCAGCGTGGTGGTGGTGGTGAAGCGAACCTTGGTGAAGCTCTGCCAGTCGTTGGCGAAGGTGAGCAGCAGGCCCGACGAACTCGACGCGGTGAAGGTGTTGCTGTTGATGACGGTTTGCGCGGTGGTGGTGGCGATGGCCGTGACGCGGGTCCAGGCCAGCACATCAACCAACTGAATCCAGCACGGCACCACGGTTCCGGCGCTGGTGTTGGCCATGGCCACTTCCAGGCCCTTGTGGTCGTCTCCCGCGGCGCCGACGTTGCCGCCGTGGTAGAGGCTGCCGGCGCTGGTGGTCTGGTCACACAGGCTCTGCATTTGCAGGGTGGTGCCGGTGTCGAAGATCGCGTCGGCCTGCGGGTAGCCGCCGCCACGGAACAGGGTGTGCCACTCGTTGGCAACGGCTGCTGCTGTCGGGTTGAACTGCTTGGAGAGCTTGGTCTGGAACGTCTTGCCCGCAGCCATGGCGGTTTGACGGCCATCAAGTGAGGTGGGAATGGTCATGTGTTTGCAACCCAGAGTGTGCGGAGCTGGCCTTCGAGGATGGCGCCGGAAACCGAGCCGGTGGGGGTCACGACGGCGGACAGGAAGGCGTCGTCTTCGATCACGGGGAACAGGCCCAGATGCTCCAGAAACTGCCACTCGGTCGGGTTGGTGGTTTCGTAGGCGCCGAAGGGGGCCAGGGGGCGAACGATGACGGCGGCGAGGTTGCCGGCGTCAGCGGCGAAGAACTCGATGGACTCGATAGACCGGGCGCTGCCGTCGCCCTGCTGAAGCGGGATGAAGTAGCCGAAGCAACCCAGCGTGGCCGGGGCGGATGTGGCGATGGTGCCAAGGCTGGTTTGCGTGTTGATAGTGCAGATGGGCGACAGCCGGCCTGCAACGCCGTCTTGGTTGGTGTACGTCACGCGCAAGGTGCCGCCGCCGATGTAGGGGAACTGTTCCACCAGCATGATCTGCCCGCCGCTGGTGGCGTAGCGCGGCAGGGTGACGGTGTTGTCCATCTCCTGCACATCCTCCATCGGGATGAGCGGGTAGTACAGCAGGTAGTCCATCAGCAGGCCGGTCATGGGGGACAGCGCTGCGGTGGTGCTGAAAACCGTGAGGCCTGAGAGGATTTTCTTGAACGCGCTGCCTTTGTTCTCGCCGTGGTCGAAGCCGCCGAAGGCCGAGCGCGTGAGCGCGGTGGCGGTGTTCGGGGCGCCGTCGGTAAGGTAGTTGGCGGCGGGATAGCGGCCGAAGAAGGTGAGGTCGATGCCGATGCCCGAGGCGGTGACGACAGACGGGTTTTTGATCCACGGGCGCGAGAGCGTGCGGCCTTCTTCGGCGGCGCTGAACACGGCGGCGTGGGTTATCACGCTAGATGCTCCGCCCGGTAAGTGCGCTCAGGAACTGGCGCAGGGTGAGCTTGATCCTGATGACGCCGCGCTGCACCGGGTTCATGGCTTCGAGTTCGCCTTTGCCGCGCAGCGTGACTTTTCTGTTTGCCCAGATCGGAGCCGTGGTGTGCTCGCAGGCCCACTCTTTTAGCGGCTCTGCGTCGGCCAGGGGCGTGACCTTGACGGGCGCGCCGCAGCTGCTGCACTCGTACAGCGGGGGGAAGCGGTCGCGCAGGCTCACAAACCAGCCTCCATTTCGCCGGGAGGCGGTGGCGAACTTTCCTCAACGGTGGCGGGCGGCAATCGCGTGAGGCGTTCGCCGAGCACGGCCAGCATGGCTTGCAGGCCCTGGCGCTCGACATCGGGGCCGAGCTTGGCCAGGGGATCGAGCGCATTCACCGCGAGGATGCATTGCTGGCGCAAGTAGTTGGCCGACGGCCCTGTGAAGTCCATGTCAGGTCTCCGTAATGGTGACGGCCCCGATGGGAAACCGTGGCTGAATCTGGTTGCTGACGGCAATGCTCGCGTTCAGATCACCGTAGTGGAAGACATCGACCGCACCTGCGACTGCCTTGCCGGTGGCCGCCGAGGTGATGGTGGCGCCCGTGACGCCGCACTGCGGGTACTCAATGGCCGCCGCGTTGGAGGTGGCGCCCGAGGCCGGAGCCGTCCAGCCGCCCGTGGTGCGCGCCGTGGACTGGCGCACGTAGTTGGTGTATGCCGTTTCGTTGCTGGCGAGCGTGCTGGCGGCGCCGTAGCTGGCGGTGGCCAGGGCCATGCCGACGACAACGATGGGCGCCGCAGCAGCGTTGTCGGCAATGTTGGCGATGGCCGCGGCGTTGTAGTAGAGCCCGAGGATGTTGTTGCAGGTGACGGTGCTTTTGGGCATGGGGTTCCTCAGTTCAGGGTGGCGCCGGTAATCGCGCCTGTTTCATCCATCGCAAACGCTACCGAACTCGCCTTGGGCTGAAGCACGGTGAACTGCTTGTCGGGCATGGCGCCGATGATTTGCGTCATGGCGGCGATCAGCGGGGCGTAATCGGCGGGCGGGGCGGGTTGCGCCGGCTCGGGTTTCAGGGCCGCCAGCGATGTGCCCAGCGCGGCAATCAGGGGCGCGTAGTCAACAGGCGCGGGCGCTACGGGTTCAGGCCGCGCGGCGATCTGCGACAGCAGCGCGGTCAGCGGCGCCATGTCAGGGGCCGGTACGTTGATCTGCGGCGCGGGCTGGCTTCGTACCGCGTCGATCAGCCCGGCGATGTCCATCGGCGGCGCCTCTTTGGCGGCCAGCGCGTTGATGGCGGCCACCATCGGGGCCAGATCAAGCGGCGGCGGGATTGGCGCGGGCGACTCGTCTGCCGGTGTGGTTGGCGCTGTCGGATCGGGCTGGTCATCAACCATGCCCAACTGCGGCCCCTCGGCGTCCATGTCGTCGTCGATCACATCATCCGTGCGCTCGACGCCGATCACGCCCAGGCGACGAAGGAAGGCGCGCAAGTCGGCCTTCGCAAAGGCGCCAGACTGCCAAGCGCCAACAAGGGCAGTAATCATCTGCGGCTCGGCCACCATGCGGGCAAAGTCCTGATTGATCGCGTACTTCCCGTCTTCCTCGGTCAGCTTCAGATCGACGTAACGGGCGCACCAGGCGATGGCTTGGGTGTACGCCTCGCTGACGTTGGCGCAGACCATCGACAGCACGGAGGTCGATGCCTCTTTGTCGTTGTCGCTTTCCGTCGCGGTGCGGTTGGCTTGGCTGGCCTCGATCAGCCGCGCCCCCAGCGCGATCATCTGCGCCTCTTTCTGATCCATCGCCTCTTTGGCAAGGGTGTTCGGCTGGGCTTGTTCAATGCCAAACGCGCCCCCTTGGGGCAGCATCAGCATGGCGCGCGAGCCAAGGTAGGCGCTGCCCTGCTTCTGTAGGTGGTCGCGCCATTCCTCCGTCAGCCCCGACATCCACGGCTGGGGCTGGCCGGCAAGGAATACGCTGTCTTCGTAGTCGGCGCTGTTGCGGTAGTGCGCGCGGTTCAGATAGGCCAGGTCATACAGCGGCGGCTCATCAATCGCGGGGTCGTTTGACTGCGCGCCGATGAACTGAAACGGGATGAAGTCGAGCGGGGCGCCGACCGAGCGGGGCATGATGTCATCGCCGATCTGGATGGGCTCGGCCTCTTTCGTCGGCTTCTGCCACAGCCGAACGATGAACTTACCTTCTTCCAGCAGCAGCTCGCGCCACTGCGGCACGCAGACGGTTTCGTAGCCGTCGTCAATCTCGGCTTCTTCGGCCAGGACAACCATCGTCAGCACCGTCTTGCCGCCCATGTTGGCGGTGCGCCAGTTGATGATGTCTTCGGCCCGGTACGCCTTGATAATCGGCCCGGCAAGGGCTTCGCTGTAGTCCACATACAGCCCGTGGCGGCCAGTTTCCAGGACCGCTTTGGTGGTTGCTTGGCTCTGCTGGTACAGGCTCGCTCCGGCCCCGTCGCAGTTGGCGGCGAGGTAAGCCAGGCGGGCGGGCATCTTGTCAATGCCGCGGGGGTCGCGGCGGAAGGCCAGGCCGAGCAAGCCGTCGCGGGTGCGTCCGGTGGCGTTGTAGAGCACCGCCCGCTGCTTGTATGAGCGGTTGCGCTCGATGTTCTCAACCGAGGTGTCGAACTTGTTCAGGTCGGCCAGGTACTTGCCCAGCACATCGCAGTCACCGCCGGCACAGATTTCCCGGACAAGCGCCCACCGTTCGGCGGCCTTGTCGGGGATGCGCGAGTGCGCGACGGTGTTCTCAGCCATGCGTGGCGCTGCGAAGGTTGATGCTCATGGCGTGCCTCACGATGGGAAAGCGGTAGGTGATGAAGTAGCCCGCCGCGTCAAGCGCGTGATCCAGGCCGCCCGTCTTGTCCGGCTCGCCGTGCTTGTCGTAGGGCTGCTTTTCTAGCCCCTCGACGTACACCGGGCAGGCGTCCGGGTTGATGCGGTAGTCCCGCGTCTCAAGGATGCGATTCATTGCCAGAACGCGATCCTTTACAGCCGGGTTCGCAGGATTGCTGCGCACGCTAAAACCCGCTTGGCGCAGCAGGCTCAGATCCGACTCGCTGGCGTTGTTGCTCTTGCGGTTTCCACCGGAAGCGTCTGGATAGACGCTGATCTGGTGCCCTGCAAAGCGCTTCTTGATGAGCGCGATCATTGCGGGGGTGTCGAATACGCCCGTCAATTCGTCCAGGGCAAGGGGCTTGGCATCGCGGATCACATGCACCACGGCGGCCATGTGCGCGACGTTGAAGTCCAGGCCGATGTGCAGCGGCTCTTCCGGATTGATGCGTTCTGTCGTTGCGTTCAGCGCCCGGTCGAAGGCGGCATAGACGCTGCCGGCTTTGAGGTTGACGAACTCACCATCAATGTAGGCCGACAGCAGCGCGCTCGGGTAGCTGTTGCGCAGGTTGTCGATGTAGCCTGCGGGCAGGTTCGCCGCGTTGTCCATCGTCTTGGCGCGGAACAGGACATAGCCCGGCGCGGCCCTCTTCACCCACGTCTCGTAAACGAAGCCGAAGCCCTCTGGCGTCGTCGCAACGGCTACCGTGTTCGGCATGCCGCACTTCTGGCGGTTGCGGGCGATGATCTTGTTCCACGCCGTCCGGGCCAGCTCGGTGGGCATGGTGTCCAGCTCGTCGCAGATCGAGTGCGCCACCTCATAGCCGACGATGCTGGCCGGGGTGGACATGCTGCGGAACAGGATGCGCCCGGCGCCGGGGAACTCGATGTGCGGGCTGCTGCCGCCTCGTGTCTTGAAAGCCCAGCCCTTGCGCTCGCACAACTCGGGGAAGCGCCGCATGGCGATGTCCTCAACCAGCGGGAAGCTCGGCAGGTAATACGCGATGTCGTTGCCGCGGAAGTGCGACTTGAGCGCCATTGCGCGGGCGATAGCCGCGGCGGTTTTTCCAGACCCGAAGCCGCCGACGAAGGCTGGGAACGCCTCGCGCGATACGGCGAACGCCTTTTGCGTTGGCGTCAGGCTCACACGAACTCGTCAACGCTGGCGGGTAGTTCCTTGGTCGTGACGGTGCTGTTCTCGGTGCTTGCGCCCAGCGCCAGCCGGCCTACCTTCTGCGCGGTATCGACGGCGCCCGCGATTGCCCGAAGGTCCGCGGGGGTATTTGCGCCGCCCAGCATCTGCGCCGCCTTGGCCCGGATTGCCCGCGCCATCTTCAGATCGTCGGCGCTGAACTTTGCCAGCTCATCGACCCGTGAACCGGTCAGTAATGCTCCGGCGGCCTTGCTGACTTCTGCTGACTTCTGCTTACGCTCGGCGTCCCAGCCCTCGGCGGCGGCGCGCTTCATCAGGCCCGCGGCCTTGATGCCGTGCTTCTCGGCCAGCTCGCGCATGGTGTCGGTGCCGTGAATGTAGGCGGTCTTGACCGCGGCCCAATCTGTCGCCATCACGCGGCCTCTGCGACTGCCTTGGTACTGTCAGCAGCCACCTCATCAAACGTCGCGCCCGTGGACCCGTGTGTGGACTGCTTACCGGTGAATTCCTGCCAGCGGCGAACGATCACATCGACGTATTTCGGGTCCAGCTCCATTAGGCGGGCGTGACGGCCGAGTTTCTCGCAGGCAATTAGCGTTGAGCCGCCGCCGCCAAATAGGTCTAGGACAACGTCCGAGCCTTTGGTGTTGTTGTTGACTTGGTACTCGATCAGGTCCACCGGCTTCATGGTCGGATGAAGCTGGCTGGATGTAGGACGGGCAAACTCCAGGATCGTTGTCTGCTTCCGATCCGCCGCCCATAAGTGACCGGCGCCTTCCTTCCACCCGTACAAGCACGGCTCGTGCTTCCAGTGGTAATCCTGCCGGCCCATGACGAGCGTCTGCTTCTTCCAGACTAAGCACTGCCGCACAGTCCAGCCGGCATCTTTGCAGGCGCCGCGGAAGTTGTAGCCTTCCAAATCCGCGTGCCAGATATAGAAGACAGCACCGGCCTTCATTACGGCGTCAGCAGCCACGAATGCGTCCCTCAGGAACTGCCGGAAATGCTCGTCGCTCATGCTGTCGTTTTGGATCTTGAGCGCAGCCTTCGTCTTGCCGGTGTAGGCGACGTTGTAGGGTGGGTCGGTAATCAGTTGATCCGCAAGCCCCCCCCCCATCAGCGCCTCAACCGCGTCAATGCTCGTCGAATCACCGCACATCACCCGATGCTTGCCAAGCAACCAAACGTCGCCCGGCTTACTAACCGGCTCGTCGTGCAACGCGGGCACCGCGTCCTCGTCGGTCAGCCCCGGCGCGATTTCCTCGGGCGTCAGCGCGTCGATTTCGTCGGCCGAGAACCCTGTCAGGTCAACATCGAACCCGAGGTCATCTAGCTCCTGCAGTTCCAGCGCCAGCACCGCGTCATCCCATCCGGCGTTCAGCGCCAGTTTGTTGTCAGCGATGACGTAGGCGCGGCGCTGCACGTCCGTCATGCCGGCAAGCTCGATCACAGGCACCTCGGCCAGCCCGAGCTTGCGCGCAGCCAGGACGCGGCCGTGGCCGGCGATGATGCCGCTCTCGCCATCAACCAGCACCGGGTTCGTCCACCCGAACTCGCGGATTGATGCCGCGATCTGCGCCACCTGGGCGTCGTCGTGCGTGCGGCTGTTGCGCGCGTAGGGGATCAGCGCCTCTACGCTGCGGTACCGGATCGTCAGCGGCTCGCTCATTCGCAGCGGAACCCTACGCCGCCAACTTTTCCGTCATGCGTCACCATCAGCCCGGCCATCGCCGGCTTTGCGCGATTGGGCGTGAACACGGGCAGCGGCTGCGTCACTTGCGGGGCCGGGCCGTTTTCGGCGAAGTCTTGCGTCAGCATGGCGTCAACGATGTCAGCCATGCGGATCGGCTTGCACTCGATGCCCGGAAGCTCCGTCCAGCGGAAGGCGCCGGCATCGACCAACATCAGTTCAGGCAGTTGCGTGATCATTGGGCAGAGTGCCATGTCGATCCTTCGGTGTAGCGGCCGGGGAGATTCACGTTTCCCTCATCGCATGCCTGCGACGGAATCTCACGGCCCGGCCTGCGCTTGGTCGGTGGAGGTTCCCGGTCTGAACTTGGGTGGCGGGACATCAGGGCTTGACGGCCAAAGCCGCTGTCCAGCCTGCCGTATGCAGTCGCACCCTGTCCGGGGCTGCTGCCGGGGAGAAGCGGCCCGCCGTCAAGCGGCTCGGGCGGGCCTTGCGCCAGGGATGCGCTGCGATAGGTGGGGCCAGGCCAAGCCTTAGAAGGCGGCGGCGGGCAGAGCCAGCGCTAGGTCATCCCTGACCCGCGCCTTCTGGGGGCGCCCTGGTTGCTTGCGCCGGCTGTCAAATGCCCGGCCCCGAAAACGACAAAGCCAGCGCGGGGCTGGCTTGTGTGTGTTTTACAGACGGCTCCGCGCTCAGTTGCGCGGCCCTATTGTTTTGCCAGAGTGCTCCTGGCTTTGTCGGCTGCGCGCATTGTATCGGTTGGATTGTGGCGGCGCAATCGACTCAAGCCTATGTTGAGCGCATACAGGGAAACACGACCGTATCGGCATTGCCGGTCTGGGGTGGGCGTGTACTTTGCCCCTATTCGGTTTGATCGCGCCTTGTTGCCGGGCAACCCCGGTGCGGACATCACAACCCGTTCCCCAACTTCTTCCCGCCTGTTCCCGGACGCGGCCATTACCGCGCGTGGCCCGTGCTCCCTTGTATGCACCCGCCAATCTATTTTAGCCAATCCGCAGGTACGGTGCGCCGTCGCGGTACGCCAGCCACACCCGAACGTCGCGCGGATCGGGGCGCAGTTCGAGGTCGATCACTTGCGAGCCGATGTCGAGCAGCAATCGCCCCGGCTGGCGGTTGTCCGTGCGCGGGCCAATGGGCTTCGCCATCACCGCCTCTAGGCGCGCGTCGATAGCCGCACGCCTGTCGTCATCGGTGTATTGCCTCATTTTGTGGCTGAGTTCGTTAACGAGTCGAATATGACTACGTTAGGCCTTGCCCATGCTGTCCATCGCCCATTACTCCACGCGCAGTTGTTGTAGCGAAGGTCCGGGTATTTGCAAGCATCCGGCCGGCGCGGCGCTTTCATTGGGGCGATCCAACCGCTATACACATCGAATGGCACATCACCCGCTCGCAGAGCTTCATTGCGCGGAACGATCTCGTAACCATCCGGCGGGGTCACGTCGCAATCTCTTGCGTCTTGTCCATACTGAGGCTGTCGCCACGGTTTGAAATTGCCGTCTTTGTCTAGCGTCATCATCTCGTTTCTCCAACAAGGCCTAACCATTCCATCGAGCGGACGTGCCCCGGAGTACCGGTGCCCGCCGCTCATGTCAAACGTTAGGGCGACACAGAAATCACGCCACCAAGTACCGCGCGCCGTAGTACACCGCCGCCGCCGCTCCTACCGCGCACATCCCGCTGAGCGAGCCATAAAACCCGCCGAACAACGCGCGCCCGTACCAAGTATTGAAAACGCTGTCGTTGCGACTCCACCAAATGCCGATGCCGATCCCAACGAAGCCGGCCAAGATCGCTGTTTTGACCCACAGATGCTGCGCGTCATTGAGAGGTACAGGGTGTAGCCACTCCACACACGATGCGTAGTAGCGCATCTGATCGACCGATGCCACGTCGTGTTGGTAGCCAGGTAGCCATGCAACACAATCGGCGGTCCTCTGTCTTGCCGCGGTCTGAGCGACAAGCATTGCGGTCACGCCAGAAACAACTACGGCCATTCTGGTTCTCCAAAAAGTGCGCCCTAACCCTTCCATCGAGCCGAAAACCCCGGCATGCAACCGTCGCGCTTTTGTCACCAGTTGCACGGCCGGGTTTTCGGCTCATGTCAAACGTTAGGCCCCGTTGCGGTGG